GAAAAGTCGTCAGAATACCATTTGAAAACGCTGTCGCGAATTGTCGGGCTTTCGGCGTCCTTGCGGCTCTTGTAGGGATCGTCCACCATGCCGTAGTTGCCACGGAAGCCGGAGATGCCCTGACCAGCACCCTTGCCGACGTATTTGCCCCGGCCGTTAGTCAGCGCCCAATAGTCCATGGCCCGCATGTCGTGCTTGATCTGCACGTCGGGAAACACGCGTTGGTAGTCTTCCGACTGAATGATCTGGCGGACCTTCGCGCCGATCTCCTTGGCAACGAAGTCTTGGCTGTGCCCTGCTTGGAGGAAGCGCTGCTTGGTGCCGATCTTGCCGAACCACCATGCCGGGAAGTAGTGCGACGAGTGGGTGGACTTACAGTGGCCCGGCGGGAGCGAGAGCATGAAGCGCATGGTCTCTTTCCGCGCCGACGCCATCAGCAGGTCGCCGATCAACGTCTGGTGCGGGCTCATCTCGTATTCGTTCTCGCGCTCCATGAACTCGTAGAAGTCATGGTAGCTATCGACGGCGAGTTCCGCCCAGACCTCCTCCAGCAGTTCGGTGACTTCATCCACCGCTGCGTCAAGGAGATCGATCTGGAGGTTGATGTCAGTCGATTGCGTCAGAGTGACCAGCGCGGTCCAGTCGCGGTCGGAGAGCGTTTTGTTCTCCCGGATCGCCTCCTCCACTCGCGTCTGCAAGGACTTGAGTGACTTGACCGATGAGAGCAAGCGTGTTTTTCGCTCCCGCTTGGTTTCCTTGATTTGCATCCGACTTGGCCTTCTGGAACATATTGAGGGATTCGCCCATCATCTTGAGCGTTTCGTTTGCCGCCCGATATTCGCCGGCGATCTGGGCGAGCTTGACGTTCTCCGCCATCATGTCCATGACACGTTGCATGGTCCATTCGGCGACCTCCACCAGTTTTTCCGGTGCGCCGGCAGCCTCGCGCCGCATGACTTGGAACTCGATCTCGCGGCGTTCGGCCTGCTGCTTGAGTTCTTCGATCCGGGCTTTGACCAGCGGTTTGTTCGCCAAGGTCGATGCGTTGGCCGATGACGGTTCGTAACCGGCGTTGACATAGGCGTCGAGTTGGTTGCAGCCTTCCGCCATGAACTTGGCGAAGAGTTCCTGCTTCTTGTTCAGGTAGCGCACTCCGCGCTGGGGTTCGTAGTCGGACATCGGGACTTCCGTTTGGGTTGGGTCCCGTTGATGAGACCGAGGTTGAATTGTTGGGAGGGTTTCAGCCCAGCGACGATCGCGGTGTAGAGGGCGATGATCGCGGCTTCTGCTCGGCCGTGGTCCATTTCGCGTGACCAGCCGGAGGTGCAGTTGGGGAAGAGTTGGGAGGCGCGGAACTTCGCAGCCTTCTTGTCGGCCGGCACCTGCATCTGCATCTTCCACTTCGCCGGGGCGACCGAGGCGAGCGGGATGTCGAGACCAGCCGCGACGCCGATGGCGATCCCGGTAACCTTACCGAAGGTGAATGCGCCGACGTGCCCGTCGCTGGGGAGCGACTGGACATTTTCGATCGTGCAGTAGTCGAGAGGGAAGTGCGCCATGGCATCCGCGTAAGCGGACGGTTCGCAGCGTTTGCGAATCTTATCCCCCACCTTCACCGAGACAGTCGGGGTGTCCCATAGGTGAAGGCGGAAGTCTTGGAAGTCGAGGACCGCAAGAGCCCCGGTCAGTCCGGGGTCGATCCCTCCGATGTAGCGCATGGTTTTTTCGAGCCGAAGAGAGGAACGACGTTATCCCCTCCTCCCACGAATTGTTCCACGGCTTCGACCATCGATGGGTGATGGTATTCGGTGTAGAACTCCTCGATCGCAAGGTAAGCGTCGAGGTAACAGTGGATCGTGTGCGGGCTTTCCAGCACAGGCAACCGGCGACCGTCTTGGAAAACGATTTCGGAGAGGGGTATAAGATCGGAAGAAGCGGACTCTACACCAAAAGGTGGTTCGTTGTCAAGTAGGGGCTTGACAATTAGCACATCATCGCAATTCACACTGACGAAGACGGGGAAAATCGATTCGTCACGGCGGACCGGGATGGTGACCGGGAAGGAGAACATCTCAGCATTCCTCGCGGAAGAAGGGGACGAGCGAGAGGTTGCCGTCCGGGACACGGAACGGATCGACGATACGCAAGGAGCGTTCGTTGTTCATGCTGGCCGTGATGGTGGCCCACACCTCGTCGGCGATCTCGATCGGCTGGACGTAGAAGATCACCTCGTCGTTTGCCGGGACCGCGACCGGTCCCTCGTCGAACGCCAAGCGGATGAACTCAGCGGGTGAGGTGGTGTGGCGGACTTCGACCCGATAGGCTTTGCAGCCCAGCCGGCGGAAGTGATCCATGATGCGGTTGCTCCAGAAGAGCCGGGTCAGTGCGGTGCGCTTCGCTTCGAGAGCGGGATCACGGCGCTGAGATGGTGACGGTGCCGAGGTGTTCATAGCTGGTCCATACGAAAGGGTTGACAATGACGCGGTTGCCGCAGGTCAACGCCACGAAGACGGTCCCTCCGAACATGGCGTCAGCCAAGGTGAAGACGACGGGGATGACTTCGATGGGCGCGGGCTCCAGCGGACCATCCTCTTCCTCGATCTCGCGGGCGATCGACATGGCCTCACGGGCGGGGACGTGATCGACGACGATCCGGTTGGTCCGACCAACCGACATCCGCTTGAGGACGCCAGCCTGATTGGCGATGTCGATCAGTTCGCGGATGGAAAGGCTGTTCACGCGAACGCGCCCTTCCGGAGGGTGGCGACCATGGCCTGCGCCGTGCTGTCACCATGCGCCGCGACCATCTCGATGAGTTCGCTGAGCGTGATGTAGAAACCGACACCCCCGCCCTTCGCTGCGACGATAGGGTCCCGCACCGTCTGCGGCAGGCTGTCGTAGCTGACCCAGCGGGTGAGCGCGACGCTGTTAAGGTTAATGGCGGCCGGCGGGAGGTCGATCTGCTCGAAGTAGGCATCGCTACCAGCCGGTGTGATCTGATCGGCTTCGACACCGATGAGGGAAGGGAAGTAGCCGGGATCGGCGGTCTTGGCGTTGCCCGAGAGGCGGTAACCGGTAAGCGTCATGAGAGCGACTCCTTGGCTCGTTTGATGCACCGATAGTCAGTCAGAATGGCGGTGCTGTCAAGCCAGAATGTCGGTCTTGGAGACGATTTGCCGTATCCTGCTGTTTTCAAAGGATATTCGGAAAAGTTGGAAAATAGGGGAGGAAAGTCGGTTGGCTCGAAAAGCCCGGAGTTCTGCGGGCTCCAGCCGGTCAACCCTTCTGTGTATGTGTATTATATACTTTTAATAAAAGAAATATAGAAAGAGGGAAACGCAGTGGCTGACTGACGGCCCAGACAGGCCCCGCTGGATCACCGCCGATTCACTGGCGGATTTTGCGGAAAGAATGGCACATATACAGCTTGGTTGGAAATCACTGAAAACGCAGGAAAAAGTTATTTCGGAAGAAGATAATAAGGGTCAAAAGCCGCATCACGCATCACTCCCCCTTCATCACTCCCATCATGACACCTCGGCATCACGTTTCCTCGGATAAAAACCATATTGTGACATCGGCATCACGACCATCTTGATATATCGGCATTTTTTCATCACGACCACCTGACATATTTTTCATCGCCATCTTGACACCCCCGCCGCATCGTCATAATGGCGATCCGTGTCCTCGGCATCGTGTCGAGGCGGGGTTACGGCACCCTGTGAAGTGCCGCGTGATGGGAGAGCGCGTGATGTCGGGACGAGGCTCCCTTGCGAATCAGACGCCGAACGCGGTGTGGAGTGATGGCATTCACTTCGTGCGCCCGGCGTCGCACATGGATGATCACCCCTTGCGCTGGGTCGTCGGCGCACATCGCACGACCGGCTCCAAAGTGAAGCGCCGTATGGGCACCTTCGAGGAAGCGCTTCTCTCTGCCGTCCATGCTACCACGACTTGGCTCAAGAGTCACCCTACCGATAAGGTCCACTTCGAGCCGCCCACGGTGTCGCCGACATCCAGCATACAGCTTTCCCAGCTTCCCAAGGCTTACCGCGTCCTGCCGGCCGAACGCGCCGCGCCGCCACCCAAGTTCGCCACCACCCATTTCAACTGCATCCGCGCCAACCCGATCGCACAGGTCTGGCAATGCGTCTCGATCCCCGGCGAACGCGCCCCGGTGGGACGCAAGCGCGCTGGCGGCAAAGCTCCGAAACAGGCGACGTTCCAGCATAGCAAAGGTGAATGCGCCGTTATGCTGTGGCGCGAGCCCGTGCGAGAAGAGGATGGACAGGTTCGGGTCTTCCCTTCGTGGCAGGTGGCAGAAGATCACGCCCTCAACCTCTACTATGGGGCCGACGAAGAAGAGCGCACGACGTGGCGCGAGGATGACCAAGTGGTCGCCCGCACCGCCAACGTGGACATCGTGTTCGACCCGGCGGTCAACGGCGTCAAGCGTCCGTTCTCCCTCTGGGTCCCCAAATACAACAAGCCCGTCTACACCGGCTATCGCAAGAAGCGCTATGCCAAGGCGGGCGGCCTGCTCACCGGCGGCACCTTCATGCCCGGCAACACCGACGAGGCTGCCGCGCTCGACTTCGCCCGCAAGCTCGCTGAGATGGATGACGACTCGGACAACCGTGTCCTCACCGATGAGATCGCGACCTTCGAGTCGATCTGGGGCGCGGAGGATCATGCGCTCAATGTAACCGAACGCGTCCTGCGGGGCGAAAGCGTCATCGTTTAACCACCATAGAAGGAGACAGATATGCACGAGAACAGCACCCCCGAGAAGCCGCGCGTCGCCTACGAGAAGAAGGGATCGTGGTGCGTGTGGACCAAGCACGGCCGGCGTCCGCAGTTCTTCCACCCGACCAAGGAACTCGCCGAGGCCGAGGCTCAGCGGCTGGCCTGCAAGCATCCGGGGCAGAAGTTCCTCGTCATGCAGGTGACCGGCAAGTTCCACGTCGAGGCACCGGATCAGCCGGTCAGCCCATAGGCAAAATAGCTGTTGACGAACCGGAAGAATCATCCTAATCGATTCGCACAACAGCAGGAGACAGATACCATGAGTAAGCACGCCGAGTTCATCGAGTTCCATCGCCAGTTCGACCGGGGTTACCTCGGCGAGTCCTACGTCGAGATCAACGAGACCGAGAACGGTCCCGTGCTTTCGCTCCTCTGCCCGGTGGCCGACGCCGCCCGCAAGGAGGGTCAAAGCCTGATCACCGAGCAGTATCGGATCACCGATGCGATGGGGCTGGAGACGGACGGCTACGACCTCTTCTTCGAGGGTAAGTGGCAGGGCCGCTACCCGACCGACGCCGAGGCGCAGGCTGCGGCCGTCGCCCTGAGCCAGCCGGACACCGCTTTGACGATGAGGTCGCTATGACTCCCACAATTGAAACACTTCTCGCCCGTATCGCCGTGCTTGAAAAGGCTCTGGAGGCCACGCAGCCCGACACGGATAGCGGGTTTGCCGGAGATACCCCTAACGCCGCAGAGTGGCTTTGGGCAAGCCTGCCGACGACGCGCAAGTGGACCAGCCTCAAGACCTACGAAAAAGCAATGGTGTGCCACGCTGTTTTGCGTCTCCGCACCGACCGCAAGGCCGTGCTTGAGGAGGCGGCGAAGGTGGTGGATAATTATGCCAGAACCCAACGCGAAGCGGGAGCCATGGGCAGCTTTGACGCAGCAGACATAGCCGAGCACATCGCCCAAGCCATCCGCGCCCTGAAAGGCGGTGGAGCATGAACCCCCGCTTTTTACTCCGGCAAGCGCTGCCGCAGATTCTCGCCAACACGCTGGGCATGGCGATCCCATACTGGCAAGGTGTGGCGAAGATCGCAGTTCTGGACGGCCGGGCATGAAGCGCTTCACCAGAACGCGGGTCTGCCGTCTCGAAGAGATCGACGCCACCGTGCAGGCGATCGTGGCTGAGAACCAGCGAGATCGCATCGACGCCTCCAACGACGGGCAGATCGGCCTCGTGGACGTGAAGCTGGCGGCGATGTCAAATGAGCATGGGCGCTTCGTGGTCTGCGTCCTGCTCGGCAACCTGAGATACGAGGGCTAACATGATCCGTCTTTTCATCATCCGTCCGAACGAAGCGACCTACACCACGTTCGCTGAGCGCGTGCCCGCTCTGGGCGAAACCGTGTCGGTCGATGGACAGCCTTGGGGTATCGTTGATTCGGTGGACACCAACTTCCTCCGCACGGGCACTGATTGGGAGATGCACGAGGAGGCGGTGCGGGTGAAGCTGCGCGATGCCGATCCGCCCATCACCGACTGGCAGATCAAGCAGCGGATGCACTTGGCCGTCGCCGAGGCGCAGACCATTCCCTATCATCACACCGAACCGGACGGCTTCACGCGGATCATCATGGAGATGATGGACAAGCGTGGGCTCAAGGTCGTGGCGAAGGAAGACGCATGACGAATCAACATCACGCCCATCTCGACATCTCGCAAGCCATGCGGGACCATCACGGCGATCTGCTTCTCTACACCGATGCGTCTGGCTTCAATCGCCGGTTCGCTGTCGGCAAGATGAAGTCGCAGGATCGCCAGCTTCTCCTCTTGAAGGGACGGCGGCTGGCCTGTCATTGCATCGGCGGCATCTCCATGGACGACCCGGACCTCAAGAAACTGGTCCGCAAGGGCTACATGAAGTTCGAGCGTGTCCAATACTCGACCGGCTGGGGTGGCAACTATGCCCTCAACCGGACCGTGGCGGCGATTACACCAGCCGGCGAAGCGCTGCTGATCAAGAAGGGTCATGCCGATGAAACCTGAGCCAAAATATAACATGCACGAGACACTGATGACGCTCGCCGAGATGGTCGATCACTTGATCAAAGAACACCAAGCCTATGTCGAGTTCTTCGACAAGGCTGGGTTGGTTGATCATAACAACTTCTTCGCCCGGTCGGCCGGCATCTTTGAACAGGTGCTTCCCTACATCGAAGGACTGTCATCGATCCCGTTGGTATCGGCCCCTTACGCCGAGGGTCAGACCCTTGTCGGGGTCGTGATCGAAGACGACCACGGCGGCGTCCCTCTGTCACCTGCGTGGTGCTTGACCTGCTTCTCCGGGATGCTCCTTGCACAGACACAAGAAATCCCTCCGGAGACTGACACCGATGTTGGCTGACACCGCGTTCGGCATCGCGCTCTCTGCTTGGCTTGACGCCAACCAGACGCTGGGGATCGTCCTGTGGCTGGGCACCGGCTTCATCGTCGGCATCTTGGCTATCAAGGACGGCCGCTGCGAGAGCCCGGTTGCCACGCTGATGTTCGCGACCTTCTGCGCCCCGCTGTTCCTGATCGTCCTCGCTCCGTTCGTGGTGGCGATCGCCCCTTTCGCTTTGATCGTCTGGCTGCTGGGCATCGAGCCCTCGCAATCCGACACCCATGGAGTCTGACATGAACGACGCCCGCCCCTTCGGCGCTATCGCCAAGGACATCGTTGACCGCATGAACGTGCAGGACATCTACCACGACGACACCGGCCGCCCGCTCGTGGTGGGCGAGATCGTCCGGATCATGACTGCCAGCAACCCCGGCCTCAACGGCTACCACGCCGAGATCGTCGGCCTCGACTCGCTCGACGAGACCGGCCAGCCGCGTGGCAGCGGCGCGATCTGGGTGCGCCTCCTCAACATGGAAGGCGGAATGCTGACCGAGGCTCTGGTCTCGATCCACCCGGCGCGCGTCCGCTATGTCCGGAGCTACCCATGATCATCCGCGACGCATGGAACTGGCTGATGGGCAGCGGCGCGGGCGACTACCGCGAGGGGCGCGATCGCGTCTGGCGCTGGCGTCGCAACCTTCGGATCAAGTGGTCGCACTTCTGGCTGGCTTACGCCGCCACCGCGCTCTACACCTTCGGTCATTCGGCGACCACCTATCCGATCTACGAATACCATTCGTATGATGAGCAGCAGGCGGGCCTCCCGCAGGTGATCTCCAACGAGCGGACGGCGATGAAGAGCGTCCCGGCCGGGCTCCTGTGGCCGCTCTACTGGACGTGGGAGGTCATGGACTGATGTTCATCCGCGACGTGGTTAACTGGTGGCGTTACGACTCCAACTACAGTTTGCCCACCATCACTGCCAAGTCGAAAATCCGGGGATACATCATCACGGGCATCTTGACGTATGGCTACGCGGCGGCATCCAACCCGGTCATCAACGACGCGGATGTTGACGTGACGATGTTCACCGCGCTGGGAGCCGCCGTCTTCTGGCCGCTCTACTGGTCGTGGGAGTTCTTTTCGTGGTTCGTTTAGGGAGTGACCGAATGATGTCTTTGCAACCCGCCGATGCGCTTGACCTCAAGCTCTACGATCCCGACGCCGGTGACTTCACCACGATCCGGGGCTACTTCAAGCGCCAGCTTGCCGCGCTCTGGGAAGAGGGCGAGAGCTTTTCGGGCAAGCGCCCGTTCGGCAACTCCGGCTGGGAAGGCGTCCTCGCCGGCACCCTGATCCAGCATCATTGCGTCCCCGGCACGATCGACGATGACCAGTCCGACGAGGACTACATCGAAGTGCTGGAGGTGGACTACGACGCCTACGACGCGTTCGTCCAGAAGATGATCGGAGCGCTCTGATGGACGCCCGGCACCTGATCGCAGCGGCCTATCCGATCCCGCACGACGAGGGCTGCTACCTCGACCCTGAGTTCGGGGAGCAGAACTTCCACCTCTACGTCGATACCGAACTCTACGACGAGGACGACGAGGACTTCGATCCCGATGCGTTCAAGCCGTTCTGCAACTGCGGCAACGACGACCTGAACAAACAGGCGGAAGAATACCTCGCCCATGCGTCGCTCGACCAGCCGACCATCCTTGCCGCGATCGAGATGATCAAGACGGTGAAGACGTGGGGTCTGACCTCGACGCAGGAAGGCCCGGTCGAACTGCTTCGCAAGCACATCATTGGAAACCTGCGCTTCATGGCCGGGCTCCCGGAGGAAGAATGAACGAACTGGCGGAAGCGATCGAGGAGTTCAAGGCCGCCTTCATGGAGGAGTTCGGCAAACTCGTCACTCCTTTCCTCGACTGGTTAGCACGGATGTTAGAACGATGAGCCAGAACAAGCGCGACCGCGCCGCGATCCGGACCATCCTCCAGCACATGGGCGGCGAGGCCACCTATCCGGACATCGCGCTCCGGGGCGGCGAAGGTCTGGCGAGCCCGCTGATGGAGATGGTGCAGGAAGGTGAGATCGAACGCACCAGCCGGGACGGCAAGTCCTACTATTCACTGACCGCAATTCTGGGTTGACGACCCGGAAGAATCATCCTACGAGGCACGCATGAAGACACACTATCCAGATGATGGCGGCCTCAAGGAGCCGGTCCGCGAGTTCGGCGACGGCCCGTCCGTCTTCGACGTGATCCGCGACCACTTCCGACTGCCGGAACGCATCGACCGGCGCGAGGAGTTCGATCGCTTCGCCATCCCTCACCTGTTCCTCGCCGTGCATCGCAAGGACGGCACCGGCGGCCACATGCGCCTGTTCTCCAGCCGCACGGGGCATGGGTGGACCTTCTACCACTACCACAATCAGGCCGGAGCCGCGCCCGGCTGGGCCATGCACCGCCGCTGGAACTTCGTTCTGTTCTGCGTCCATCACGTCGAACCCGGCAAGAAGGCAACTGATCCTCCGGGCTGGTCCATCACTTGGGCGAGCCTCAAGTTCAAGAAGGTTTATCACGGCTTTTCCATCACTTGGCAAGCCGCCGATACGTTCAGGACGAGGAAGCGCTGATGACCACCAACGCATCACGCGCCCTCTTACCGATCCCCATCTCGTCGGCCGAGGCGATCGCCAAGAAGTATGGCTACGATCAGGTCGTGATCCTCGCCCGGCGCGTCGGAGTGGCGAACACATCACCACCTACGGGATCAACAAGGCGCATTGCGATGTCGCTGCGCTGATGGGCAACACCCTCAAGCGCGTCGCCGGCTGGCCGAGCGAGCAGGACGTGCAGGACCTCAACGATCTCTACGACGACCTGTCGGATGGCTCGTTCGACTACTCCGACTACGATGGGACCAGCCGCCGTATTGGTGCGCTGCGCCGACTTTTGGGACGCTAGACCATGATCAAGGATTCACTCTTCCCCCTCCGCACGTTCGCCAAGGTCTTCGAGACTTCGCGCGGTCAGGTCCTCTGCACCGCCGAGGAGAACGAGGAAGGCTTGCCGTCGCTCTGCTTCAAGGCCAACGTCCAGACGGGCGAACTGGTCGGCCTCTACATCGGCGGCTGGCCGAACGACGACGCTGGCTGGGAGCGGGCCGACCGGGCGCTGGCAACCACCACCCTCGAAACGGCCGAGAACTTCGTCGCCAAGGTTCTCCCGCAACTGTTCGTCTACGAAGTGGATGACACCGATGCAGATTGAAGCCACCGACCACGACACCCTCGACATCGAGAAGATGTCGGGCTCGGGCCTGTGCGTCCTGTGCGACCAGCCGGTCGAGGCGCATGATCTGGGCATCTGCACCGCCCGCGTCCACGGGACGGACTATGCCTACATCGCCCATGCCTCCTGTATCCGGGACGCGTGGGACGAGCGCGATCCACCCGAGGACGACGACTGATGGCTCGCTACCAGTCGATCATCATCACCCCGCGCCCGGTGACACCCCCTGATCTGGGCGACACCCGGTGGCGTCGGTTCCTCGATACGATCCTGTTCCGGCGCGGCCTGCGTCAACGCCTCAGCATGATGCGGGACGAGCTTTACGCCGCCTATCGCGAAGTCGAAGCGGCCAACCAGCGCCGGACCGAGGCAGCTTCGGCGGCGCACGAGGGCATGTTCAAGATCGAGAGCCTTGGCGTCCTGTCGTCGGAGGTCGCGACCATCAAGGACATCCACCAACACGCACTCACCGCCACCGTGGAGGTCGCGAGCGTGGACGACCGGGCGCGTGAGTTGTTCTACAACCACGAGACTGTCGCGTTCGAGGGCCTGACCTACGTCGTCAAGGACTTGGCGATTGACGCACACGGCTACGACTTAGGATACGGCCAGCCGATCACGCTTCACCTGCAAGGCGTCGTCATCAATAAATGATTTGACGACCCGGAAGATTTGTCCTATCCGATTCGCATCACGAACGATTCGAGGAGACGGACATGAACAAGGAAGAAGTGGCGCAGGACTTTGAGGACCTGATCGACGCGGCAGCCGACCGCGCCGCCGAGACGCTGACGCCGCAGGAGATCGCTGCGATTTATCGCCGGCACGCCGCCGATTGGGAGGCCGCCGCCTGATGCCTTACGTCCGCCCCGAAGTCGGTGACATCGGCATCATCGAACACTACGCGTTCAGCGACACCTATGTGATCGTCAAGGTCGTCAAGGTGACGCCTGCCCGCCTCCAGATCATGGCCCTCCAGCCGGACGGGACATGGGGCACGCCCAAGACGCGCCTCGTCGAGCAGTTCATGTTCGTCCCCGAGGACACCACGATGGATGCCCTAATGGCGATCCGCGAGGAACTGGTCGAGGTCGCTCGGGCTTGCCGCGAGGCAATCGCCAATGCCAAGAAGCAGGCCCATGCGATCGCCGCGATGATGGCTGCCCAAGGTAAGGCGCTGGGCGCATGAGCATGTCCAGCACCCTTGCCATGCTGCGAGCGCACGGCGTCCCCACCGATCGCGTCACCGCATGGACGCCCTGCTACTTCCCGTTCACGATGGGCGGCAACGTCTGGCGGCCGGGCGGCGCGGTGCTGCCCTGCGACGAACCGATCTGGCACCCCACCGGTCACGCGATCGCGCTCTGCCACGGTCCCGATGGGATGACCTGCGTGGTGGAGTTCACCACTGGAGCCATCGTCGGCGAGACGCTGGAGGAAGTCATTCGTGATCTCAACGAAGGCGATCCCGAACTGATGGAACAACAGGTCGCCAAAGCACGCGAAGAACGCAAGCAACTCACCCTGATGGAGCCGGAAGAGTTCTGGCGTCGTCTG